ACAGTTAAGTGATAGTGAAGTAATTGCTGCGGTGGTAGCTAGTACAAATATAAGTGATTCTGATAAAGGTACTATTAGATCGAATATAGGAGCTGGTAGTTCTACCTTTAGTGGCGCTTATGCTGACTTGACTGGAAAACCAACAATACCTAGTGGCAACCAAATTATAGATTGGACAACTGATCAAGGTAACACTAATATTCATGCTAACAACTACAACAACACTCAGCTATCAAACTCACAGGTTGTTGCCGCAGTTGTAGCTAGCACGAGTATAAGTAATAGTGACAAGAGCACATTTAGATCAAATATAGGAGCTGGTACTTCTAGCTTTGATGGTGCTTATGGTTCTTTATCAGATATACCAGGTTCATTTACTCCAGCATCACATACACACGCTGCTAGTGATATTACTTCTGGCACATTTGCAAACGCAAGAATATCTGCATCAAGTGTTACGCAACACGTAACAGGTATAACCTCTGCACAATCTACTAAGCTAGGACATATATCAGTTACACAAGCTGTAGATTTAGACACTATAGAAACTAACTCTTCTTTAGGAGCTACTGCTTATGGTTGGGGTGATCACGCAGACGAAGGTTATTTAACTAGTTTTGATATAACCACACAAACAGACTCTAAATACATAAGAAGTAATGCTAACGATAATGTAACTGCTCACACAGAGTGGCAAGATAATAAACAAGCTAGGTTTGGTAACGATGCTGATATGAAGATACAGCATACTGGTACTCACGGTTATATAGACAACAACACAGGTGATCTTTATATAAGAAATAATGTTAATGCTGATGTTGGTGGCGATATATATATTAGACCTCATGATACTGAACACGGTATAATTATATTTGATGATGCTGATGTAGAGATATACCACAATAACTCTAAGAAGTTTTCTACAACATCAAATGGTTTTGAGTGTAACGGTACTGAAATAGATACATCAAGTAATGGTGGTGGTTACAAAATTGGATTTAACGTTTCTGATAACTTTAGCTTTAGTGGATATGATGTAGCACATTACGGTATTAGTAACGCTGGTAATGATACAGGTGGTGGTATAGTTTTATCTGGTTACTTTGGTATAAGATTTGCTACTAATGGATCTATTAGAGGACATTTCTCAAACACAGGTACTTTTACTACATCTGGAGATATTGTTGGTTTTGGCTCACCATCTGACATATCATTAAAAGAAAATATAAAACCTATAGACAACGCTTTAGATAAAGTATGTAAGTTAAAGGGTGTAACTTTTGACTGGAAAGAAAGTGATTCAATATTAGAAATAAAAGAAGATATAGGATTTATAGCTCAAGATGTACAAGAAGTTTTACCTGAGTTAATAAAAGAAAATGACAATGGTAAACTATCACTTAGAGATAAAGGTATTGTACCTGTATTGGTTGAAGCTATAAAAGAATTAAAAGCTGAAATAGACGAGTTAAAAAAGTGTAATAAGTGTAAAAATTGTAACTGTAATGACTAACTTTTGCGAAAACTATAGAGCATCTGATTTAACATTTGATGAAAATGGAATATACTGGGTTAATCCGTATAATAACGAAACGTATGAAGTAATGATGGGTTGGGAGCAACCTATTATGGAAAAAATGGCTGAACTATGTGTGAGTGAAGGAGATGATGTGTTAGAGTTGGGATTTGGTATGGGTATATTATCTGATGCCATACAGAGTAGAAAACCTAAATCTCACACAATTATAGAGTGTCACAAAGACATTATACCTAAGTTAAATGATTGGGCAAGTAATAAAAGCAACGTAACTGTTATAGAAGGTTTGTGGGTAGATAAAATACCTTTTATGGAAAATAAGTTTGATGCTATTTTGCAAGACACGTATGGTGATGATTTTTTACATTCAATACCTTTTCACGTAGAGCTTGTTAGAAAACCAAAGTGTAAGTTTACATATTGGAACGCTCCAACTGATTTAGGTTTTGATAATGTAGAATATCATGAGTTAGATATAAACCCACCTAGTAACAAATATTACAACTCAAATAAATATAGAATACCAATAATAAATTATTCATAATGCCAATACAAGCAAGCGGACAAATAAGTATGCAAGACATACGAGATGAAATAGATAACGACGAAGATGACTTTTCGTTGGCTGATGCTAATACTGGTCAGTATGAAACTATAAACGTTAGTAATTTAAACGCTAACAAACCTGATAACTCTACACCTCACGCAATTAGTGAGTGGTACAAGTACCAACATTCACCAACATCAGTTAGCACAAATCCTGGTTTTGCTTCTTTTGGTAGCGGTGGTGGTAGTAGTACTATTTCTGTTACACATAGAACATACTCTACTTGGTATGTTTCAGGAAAACCAAGCTGGGTAACTATATCTAGTGCACAGTCTGGTAGTTTTAGTAATCCAAGAAGTGGATCTGGAACCATATCATATAGTGTTCAGTCTAATAGTGGTAGTTCTAGAAGTGGTAGTATTACAGTAAGACTATTTGTGGGTACTACTAATGGTTCTCACCCTAATGGTACAAACAGTTCTACAAATAGAACTACTTCAGTTTCTCAGTCTGCTGGTAGTGGTGGAGGTGAAGGTGGAGAAGGTGGAGGTAGAGGAAACGCTCCATAGGTAAAAAATGTGAAAATAGCGTAATAATATAATCATGGCAATAACATACACATATACAATAGATAGAATAAGAACAGCTCCTGCGTTATATGATTTAACAAACGTTGTAACGGAGGTAGACTATACTTACGAAGCTAGAGAAGGAACAATTAAAGCTGACATGAGTGGAGTAGCTGTGTTAGGACAACCAGATTCTGAAAATTTTATAGCTTTAGAGAGTTTAACTGAAGCTAACGTAAGAGAGTTTGTTAAAGCTGTAGCTGATGTAGACGGAAATAAAAAAAGACTACAAAGAATGCTAGAAGAAAAGAAAGTCCCAAAGGCTGTTAAAACAGAACTTCCTTGGGCATAAATTAAGTTTAATTAAATAAATAATAAATATTATGGCAAAAGACGTAAAAAAAATCAAAGACGAGCAATTAGAAGAGTTACAAGGTAAACTCAAAATGATTGACAACATCAGAATGCAAGTAGGTACTTTAGAAAATCAAAAGTTTGCATACTTAAGCCAAATGGCTGCGGTACAACAAGAGTTGAACAATATGCAAAACGACTTGCAAAATGAATATGGAAAAGTTAGTATCAATATTACCGATGGTACTATCACGGAACTTCCTGAAGAAGATGAAACTGATAAGAAAGATTAGTATCGGTAAAGACTATAAAAATGAAGCTATGCACTACTCCGTAGGTCAAGAGGTCTACGGAGGGCATACTATCAATGCAATAGTTGAAGATGAAGATAAATACAGTGTTTTTATTGAAAAAGGTAATGATATAATTCCTTGGAAAGATTTTAATAAAAATATGGCAATAGCAATAGAATATAATTTAGAATATTAATGCATGGTTTGTTTGATTTTATTATAAAGCCTGTCGGTAATAGATATAATAATACAAAAAAAATAGGCGACAAGGAATTAATAATAAATACTCGTATTGAAGAGCATAAAAATATAAATAGAACTGCTGTTGTGTTAGCTGTTCCAAAACATTATAAAACCAGTGTTAAAGTTGGTGATGAAATAATCGTACATCATAATATTTTTAGAAAATCATATGACGTTCGAGGAAAAGCGCAGAACAGTAGGTTCTATATAAATGAAGAAATGTATGCATGTCCTGTAGACTGCGTGTTTTTATACAAAAGAAATAATAAATGGAAACCTGTTGATGGTTATTCTTTTATAAAACCACTAGTAAACGATGATGTGTATAGCACAAACGCTGAAAAATATTGTGTTGGTGTTGTAAAATATTGTAGTGATTTTCATGAGCCCGGAGATGTTATAGGTTTCAGGAATAATGTTGAGCATGAATTTATTATAGATGGTGAGCTTCTTTATAAAATAAAATCTAATTTAATACAAATAAAGTATGAGCGTAAAGGAAACGAAAAAGAATATAATCCAAGCTGGGCACAAAGCGGTTGAAGAATTAATAAAAGTAGCTAAAGAGGCTATTGTTGATAGTGAAGACGATATTAGCGCTGATAGATTAAAAAACGCTGCTGCTACTAAGAAGCTGGCTATATTTGATGCTTTTGAAATATTAAATAGAATACAAGAAGAGCAAGACATGCTTGACGGTAAAATAAAAGAAGAAAGTAAAGATAATGCTTTTTCTGGTTTTGCTGAAAAAAGATCTAAGTAATGTACGAGCAAACTTTATATAAGGTTGTAGAGCCTATAAAAATAAATACCATTAAAAGATTAAATAAATCTAAAAAATGGGAGTATGGATATAATCAAGAGCATGACGTTGTTGTTATATCTAAAACAGGTATGATAGGTGAGATATATGAGATACAAAACCTCAAAATAGCTTTACCACAACAACCTAAACAAATACATAAGTTTAAAAGCAATAAATGGGAAGTAACAGAATATCCAAAAGAGTTAAATAGAATTAAAACAATATTTGACTGGAAAGAGTACCCAAAAGAATTTAAAAGCAAGTATATAGATTACATAGAAAATGAGTTTAAAAAAAGAGAAGAAGGTTTTTGGTATTATAATAAAAACAAGCCTACTTATATCACTGGTACTCATTATATGTACTTGCAGTGGAGTAAAATTGACGTTGGGAAACCAAACTTTCGTGAAGCAAACAGATTATTCTACATTTTCTGGGAAGCTTGTAAAGCAGATAAACGATCCTATGGGATGTGTTATCTTAAAAACAGACGATCTGGTTTTTCCTTTATGGCTTCAGGAGAGACAGTTAATATGGCAACCATATCAAGTGACTCTAGATTTGGTATATTATCCAAGTCTGGGCCTGATGCGAAGAAGATGTTTACAGACAAGGTGGTACCCATATCGGTTAATTACCCCTTCTTTTTCAAACCGATACAGGACGGTATGGACAGGCCCAAGACTGAACTTGCCTACAGAGTTCCAGCGTCCAAGCTTACAAGACGGAACATTACAAGTACCGATAAACCCGAAGCCCTACAAGGTCTTGACACAACCATCGATTGGAAGAACACAGGTGATAACTCCTACGACGGTGAGAAACTCAAGCTCCTCGTACATGACGAGTCCGGTAAATGGGAAAGGCCGAACAACATACTCAACAACTGGAGGGTCACAAAAACAACGCTACGATTAGGTAGTAGAGTAATAGGTAAATGTATGATGGGGTCAACGAGTAACGCTCTTGACAAAGGAGGTGATAACTTTAAAAAACTATATGATGCTTCAGATGTCACAAAACGAAACAGAAATGGCCAGACAAAATCTGGATTATATTCTTTTTTTATCCCAATGGAGTGGAACTACGAAGGATTTATTGACGAGTACGGCATTCCAGTATTTGATAGTCCAGACAATGATGTCGTCGGACCAGATGGCGAACTAATAGATATAGGCGTTATAGATCACTGGCAAAACGAAGTTGATGGTTTAAAAAATGATCAAGACGCTTTAAATGAGTTTTACAGACAGTTTCCAAGAAGTGAAGATCATGCTTTTAGAGACGAAACCAAAAATAGTATATTTAATTTAGTAAAAATATACGAACAAATAGATTATGTAAACGACAGTACTAAAACGCATTTAGTAACACAAGGTAGTTTTCAGTGGGTTAACGGTATAAAAGATACTAAAGTATTTTTT